AAATCTTTTAGAATTAACTTGCCTGTATAAATATCTCCCGCAGTAGCGGCACCAAAACCAATATATGATATCCAATGATTACTGTTTGCACCATTTGCTGTCCATCGTATAAGATTTTTCCCGGCTGGCAGGATAGACTGCACTCCTGTATCAACTGGGGTAGGATTCATCTTATTTGATGCCCAACTCGCCGGTTGCGTCCTATAAATTACAATATCCGTATACGCCCCGCCGACGTAGTGGTCGGCTCCAATGGCATTCCACGGGACGAAATCATAGGAGCCGTCAGCGCGAAGGCTGGTTGTGTTCGTGGCTCTCACGCAATTTATAACGGGGCCGATAGCAGGCGTCAAGCCGTCAATATTGCGCCAGTCAAACAATATCGAAGAACGATACCGTTTGAGTAAATGCGTCATCGGGTCAATGGAATCAACAATCGCTCGCATTAGTTGGCTATGCCTTCCAGAGAACCTTTTACTGTCACGTAATTACTGGAACTCCACGTCTCGCCCGCACCGGCGACAACGTAATAAACCTGTGTAGCCGCCCCGGGGGTGTCTATCGGCACATCAATTGAGCTTATGCCGGTCGTCGCCACATTCAACACCGCACCGCCTATAACTGTATCAGCGCAATGCCCATTCGGGTCTTTAGCATAGACTTTTAAAGTAGTCGCAACTGTAAGCGTTCCAGAAGCCACAACATCGAAGCGCATATACAAATATCTTGCCAATGGAAGATTTGGAATAGAAACCGTCGGCCCCGTCATATCCGCGCTTCCAGTTTTCGGGCCAACATCGCCAGCCGCCGTTGTGGTAATTATGCTATTGATTGAACCGGCAGAAACCGCAACCCAAATATCATATAGAGTTTTCGCCGTTGCCCCCACGATTGCCGTTGCCAGCGTAGCAAAGGCGGCAAGGATAGAAGCTAAAGTACCATTGCCTGTCGCTTCCGCTGCCGCTATCGTATCGAGGTCAGTTTTGATGTCGTCAGAGTTCACTTCTTCGTTGCGTATCGTGGGGTTTGTCAATTTTGACATTATCGGCATCCTTTGTTTTAAAGTTTTACTTCGCTACGTTCTCCTATGGGAGCGGCATGAATCGGAGTTGCCGCCGTATGTATCTCGTAATGAATTTTGATTGCCGCCGCAAATACAGCGCGTTCCTCTAGTTCGGCAGCGTCATAAACCGGCGCGGAATCTTGGTCTTTCCAATTCCAACTATTTGTACTCCCGTCAATATCGGGATCGAAATCTTGCCATACAAGAGAAGCGGAGATTTCTTCGTAAAGCGCAACCAGCGCATCAAGTTCAGAAACATCAAATTTGTCTGAAACCTTTTTTACTAATCCGATTTGAACTTGCCATGTCTCGTTTTTCATTTCCCGCGATATGGTTTCCGTTTTAAACTCTGGAGATACGAATACAAACACCTGCAAATTCTTTATTTCGCCTTTTGCTAAACTATATATTGGCAAATAAGAACGTACCGCCGCAAAACCCACAGAGAAGGAACGGGAGCAATCGTTAAGATATTTAACGACCGAATCTCCTATATCTGCAAGATGTGAAGTTGCTGCGGTCATTGTAAATCTATCTGTTGCGTATGAACCCGTAAACTTGTCCGTCCGGGGTCAGAATACCGGAAACAATTTTCATCCCCCACGGGTTGCGCCTCGTAATGATGCACTGCGCCGTTTCCATCCGTCCAGTGTATCACGTCTCCCGGAGCCGGTTCTACAACGTACTCGGACAAAACAAGGTCATTGGCAATCATCAACCAATCAATCGTTTCGGTTTTCAAGTACAGCCCGTTTGCTTGCGGTATCCGATGGATTGACTTGCCGATAGTTGCCGTAATTGAAACGTAATCAGTCCCGCGATAGTAAGAGACAACCGTGCCCCGGACTTCTTTGTTAGTCTGTGATAAGATAACCAAAGCATCTTGGAGCATGTCGGCCACGGAGTTCTCCTGCTTATCCCTCCGGCAACCGTTCAAGTTACCGGAGGGACTGCGGGTAAGGAATTACTGATTTTTCAACCAGCAACGGCAAACTGCGGCAGAATCGGCGGCAGCCGTAACGCACATTCCAATAATTTTATTGGAAGATGAAGTCGTGGTAACGACGTTACTGGAATCATCCCAGTAAACTATCGCGCCGGCAGTGATTGCGGAGCCGGTCGCGGTTGCCTTCGCAAAGTCGAAGATTCCAGAAACCGCCAGTTCGCCAAGAGCGCCGGCGGCAACGTCTATCAACGCAACGCCGACAAGATAACCCTGCACTACAACCGTGCCGCAGGTCAACGTGCCGGACGGCGTGTAATCCACTCGCTCTTGATAGCCCTTGACATACTGGGCTTCATAGGTATTGATGGACATTTGAGTTTCCTTTCTGTCTTAATTTCAGAATGGAAACGGCTTCAAACCGCCCCCATGTTTTAGGTTAATTACGCACCAGTCATAAACACACCCGCGCGGGTATCTTGCTGGCCAACACCAAAGTCAATATAGCCGCGATACTGGACGCCCAGTGAATCAAAGTCCACGTCCGCGCTTTCGAGCGTCGGGACTTCCTTGCCGTCAAGAAAAGCCACTTCCCAGCAGGCCAATTCATTTGGATCGGCCAGCAGGTAGTAACCAGTCGAAGAGTAACCGCTAATCGAGCTATTTGCCAGATACGCGGAAACAACCGGCTCGAACATTGACTTCCAGATATTGCCACTGGGTTGCGGCGCACCGGCGGTCGCGGCTTCGACAAGCAGGTCAGATTTATTTAGGTTCATGGCTACAGAGGCAAGCGCGGGCGGCACAACTAGAACTTTGGGCATGATTCCCAGCGGGTGTCCGTCAGGCTGCACTTGCCCCATGAACACCGAGTATTGAACACCGAGTATGCCTGTTTCAGTCCGGCGAACGAAAGCACATAGCTGGAACCAGTTATCTGATTCGCTTTCTTCTGGCTTCCAGAGGTCGTCGCGGTCGTAGCAAAGAACGTCCCAGTATTCGCCAGCACCAGCGTCCAGAATTTAACGCTAATAGCTTTGCTTGCGCCCATTCCAATCATCTTCGGGATGTCAGCCAACGCGGAGATATTGTCATTAATCATATCCTTGCGGGATAGACTAAACATTCTCGCGTACGTATCACCAGTGATGGTGTACACGGCTTCGGCGGCTTCGGCATTTACAATCTTTCCATCCGCCGAAAGAACCTTCATTATCGTATCGCCGACAATCTTTAGACGCGTATGCGTTTGCAGATTTTGCAATGCGCCAATCTTCGCGCATTTCCGCCAAGCCTGCTCCGTAAAGTTGTAGCCGTCAAGCAGGAACTTATTCGCCACGGCTCCAATCGTGTACGGAACGGAAATCGTGGAGAATGCAGCGCGGAACCAATCATGCCCTTCTCCGGAGAAACGCGGCAATATCTTTCCATCCAACGCGGCGGCGGCCTGAACCAAGTCGCGCAGTCCGCGAATCTTGTTCTTGTCGGCAGCATTCAAAACTTTCTCACCATGCTTTTTCAAAAGATATTCTTCGGACGCGCCCAGCGTCTTGCACGCGGAGGCGACAATCACGTCGGATGTGATTGTTTCATCCGTCACCGGCTGAATCGCCGGAAAACCCCTCTGGCGGGAAGCGCGGAGGACTTCCAGTTCGGCCTTATCCGCCGTCCACTTTTCGGAAATCGCCGTAGCTTTGATTTTTTTCAGTTCCTCACTGTCCCCGGGGAGATTGCTGATTTTTTCAATGCGGAGAGCTTCAATCGCATTGTCAGCCTCTTTGCGATACGCTTCGATTTTCTTTTCCGTTTCCTGTTCCGGAATCACCGGGGCAGGGGCGGGAACGACGGACGGAGCCGCCTCTATTTTTTTGTCTTCGGGCATGGGGATTTCCCTTTCTATTTTGCAAGTGCCCATATCGGCGGCTGAGCCTGCCACCATAGTTGCTGACGTTTCGTCGTCAGCCCCAAGTGCTAAAATTGACTGCTCCTGAAGTTTGCTTTTGCGAATCACATAACAAGGGCCGGAGAAAGTCAGGCCATTGGCCTTGATTGTATCTCCAGCCTCACAATAAATAATCTTTTGAGCTATAACGCCGAAGCTGGACTGCCACGGAAAACCATTATCTGCGTTATTCACAACCTCTTTCGCCGCGTCTCCCGTTCCGGAGATACTGGCCTCCATCGTGAATGACTGTTCTTCTTTATTTATTTTAGTGGAATGGCCGACGACTTGACTGGGATTATGGTCTTTTAGAATCGGATATGACTTTTTGCCGACGGCCATTCCTGAAATATCAAGTATTGTTGGAGTGCCTCCCATTCCTGCGAGCATTAATGCCCCGCCTTTGTAACAGGCAATATTCATTTTGCGGCAAGCAGTCTTGCCTTTTTCATCTGTTGCGGCGGCGGAAATAGTAATCTCAGCTCCGGAGCGAATAAATAAGTTACTTGGCATGTTATCAATTTTGTTTTCAGACATTATTCATCTCCCATTGCTGGCGCGGTGTCCACTGGTTCGCTATTGTCAACCGGCTCACCGTCTTGGTTAGTATTCGCATCTGGCAAGATTTGTTCTGTTGATGGAATAGTCTGCGGCAAGCCCAACGCCTCACGTTGTGTTTTTTCTTCAACTTCATATTCCAGCCGCTCCGCCAATTTATCGCGCCAATCATACCCTCGGCTGGCGTAGTATTCCGGTATTGGTAACGTTCCATTCTTTATGCGGATATTGTCCGCAGTAGCTTCTTTAACGGGGTCTACATGCTCGTGTCCGTCCCAGTACCACTCATGGGTTTCCGGTTCAACTGATTTCAATGCTTTGTCAATATCGAAGTTTTCGGGCAGTAGAATCCACTCTGCAAACCACTTACTGAAAACGCGGTCAAGAATATTGTAAGCTATTTCTTGCCGATCTATATCAATGACTTTAAAATATGTCTGGTGGTCAAGGCGGCCAGAGGCATAATTATAACCGCTGGAATTGCCAGAGGCTACATTAAAAGATATTCCCAAAGGACGGGCGCATTCTTCCAGTATTTCTTTTTTAAATTCGGGATAGGTTGTCGAGGGATGCTCCGCTTTGAAATCATGCGCCTTTGAACCGGCGGGAAGCTGAGAGATAGTACCCGGAGACAATTCAACCTCGGAATACGGGTCAGTAGCAACGGGGTCAGTTTCAAGTGATGTATCAACTGCGTTTTCAGTTTCCAACACAATTCCAAAACACGCCGCCCGCTCCGCTGCAATAAGATTCGCCTGTGTATATCGCCGTAGAATTTCAAAGTCAGTTAATGAACTTGACGCCTCCGCAACCCCGCGATGCTGTCCGGGGCGGTCGGGATGATAGTAATGAATTACATCTTCTGCGGGAACCTCGCGGAAATCCCCCTGTAATGTGTTATTGGTCATGCTCCCGGGAGTCGGCTGTTTAATATCAGTATGCGGGTTAATATCAAAGTTGCTCATTAGTCCAGAGCCGGAGAGATACCGTTTCAATATCGTGTATGAAATTGGATTTCCAACATCATCAAAAGTAATTCCATCTATCGTATTGCCGCCGGAAATGCTGGCAATGCGGTCCGCCTCGATAAGCTGAATATCCAGTTTGACGGCTTTCAGAATTGGATTGGTGAAGAAAAGCCCGAATACTTCTCCATCACGAATACGAGATAAAACCGCAAGGCGCAATTTTATATTAAGATTGGTTTCACGCTGCCAACGATTCCAGTCGCGTTCCAGCCGTTTGTTTATATCTTTATCAATGGAAACAAATTGGAGTCTGGGGCCGCGTCCAATAGTATCACGCGCCTTAGTGTCAACCATTCCGCGATAATAACCGTTATTGATGTAAGTATACCGGCTGCGCTTGCGAATCATCGCCCGTATGTTAGTTCTTGCAGCGGCATCGGCGGGAAACAAGTTAGCCTGTGCCCACATATATTTTGTGGTATCGCCGTCTTGGGAAATATCATACGAGTTTGCGCGGACTTGCTTGTCAGCAGTACGAGACAAGAAAACGCGCTGCCGTTGAGATTTACTAAACGGATTCAAAGCGCGTCCGATAGCTTGGATTCTTTGTTTCAGTCCGATTTCAGCATACTCCCCACATACGGGTTTTATGGAATTTAATACCCAAACCTTTGGCGGAAGCAGCCTTACGGGCAAGATGCAGGTCAGCAGCTATTAAGTCGGGCAGGGGCTGAGCCTGTACGGAGCCTGCATCTCCGGAGATAGACTTTGGCTTATTGCTTGCATCCGTAATTTTAGTAGTCAGGTTAGTAGAGTCTGGCACAGCGTAACTCCCGCAAAGGTTTTCTTGGCCTTTACGGGAATTAAACGCTAGATTGTAGTGAATACAAGGCGGAAAATAGCAAAAAACGCAGTTTGGCAAAATAGGTTTACACTAATAGAAACATTTTTAATTTTTACTTTGGCATAAATTCATTTGTAGCAACTAAAACAAACTCATCGGAATCCGCCGCATCTTCGGCGGCATATCCCATAAATAGGTTTTCTCCCTCACGACTATTTTTGTTTGTTGATATTATATTTTCAAATTTATCCCAATAAACAGCATCCCCCTGAATGAATGCCGAGCCAGAAAAAATTCCCTTTTTTAGTTTGATTAAATCGGAAATAAAAAAAGGAATATGGATATTAGATGATTTCTTTTTGTTCATTGGGATTTTCCTTTTTAATTTCCACTCTTTCCGTTGTTATCATCTTCTTTCCACAGTATCGGCAATGCCGGTATCGGCGGATAATGTTTCCCGTCCGCATGGTTCTATCTACACGAAGATCGCGGCAACCGCAATTTTGACAGCAGATACCAGCATTATAAAGCGGCTCGTCAGGCATGTTATCTCCTGTATTTTCCCATCCGCTCTGCTAACGAAACAAATCGCGGCGGCTTCCG